ACTCCGATGATTGCCGTTGTTGCTGCCGTGACCGCCGCCGTGGCCTGTGCGCCGCCTGCTGTGATAGCTGAGTTGACCTGACTGATTCCAGACCGTACAGACGTCGAGGCACTTGTCGTCGCCGCCATAATCGTGGAATTTATCCGGCTCGCGCCGCTCTGCACAGCCGACGCAGCACTTGCCATTGCTGACGTGATCGTAGAATTGATCTGCGCCATGCCGCTCTGAATGACCGACGATGCGCTTGCCGATGCGCTCGTTACGACCGAGACGATGCTCGCGCCGGCCGTCGTGACCGTTGCCACGATCGTCGACGACGAACTCGTGACCGTTGACGATACCGAGCTAAGCCCGGAACTGACAGTGGACTGCACCGAGTTCATGCTGCTCTGCGTGACCGATAATATGTTGGATGATGCGTTCTTGACCGTCGAAGTGACGGCGTTCATCACTCTGTCCACAGTAGATGAGAGCGCGTTCATGCCGTTCTGGACGACAGAGAGCGATTTTTCCATACATGCCAGCGCTGCCGCTGCTGTTGTCGCCTTGCTCGCGATGCCGGACACGGAGACCAGTACTGCCGCTGTTGCGACTCCGAGAGCCGCCATACCGACCGAGGATGCTACAACTGCCGCAGTAAAAGCGACAAATGCCGCAGTTCCCGCGACCGCTCCGGCCGCTGCTGCTACCAGACCGGCGCCAGCTGCTACCAGACTTGCCGCGAAAGCAACGAGCGAAGCTGTCAGCGCCAGAATCCCCGCCGAGAGAGCAGCGGTTCCTGCCGCCAGAGCCGTAAAGCCCGCCGTCACTGTGGTCGCATTAGCACCCACCAGTATGAGCGCCGCGCCCATTGCAAGGACTGCAGCAGAGCATACGAGGATACCTGCCCCAAGTACGAGTACTGCCGCTCCGAGGGCTATCACGCCTGCCGAAGCTACAAGAGCTCCGGCCCCTGCAGCAGTCAGTCCTGCCGCCAAGACCACAGCCCCTGCCCCGGCTACGACAGCCGCAGCCCCGAAGGTTACCAGTGCCGCCGCAAGCGCGACAATGGCCACAGCCGCTGTTGTTCCGTATGTCGCGATAGGCGGGAGTGCGGCAGATACGAGGAGCATCGCCGCAGCGCACACGAGCGCGCCAGCTCCAAGAACAAGAACCGCCGCACCGAGCGCAACGACTCCGACAGCCGCCGCAAGGGCGCCTGCACCGACCGCAACTAGCCCGGCCGCAAGCACGACCGCTCCGGCGCCTGCCACGAGGGCCCCTGCTCCGAAGACAGCCAGCGCAGCTCCGAGCTGCACAAAGGCTACTGCCGCGGCTGCCCCATAGGTCGCTATGGTCGGTAATGTTGCCGACACCACCGCAATAGCCGCAGCCGCAAGAAGAGCGCCGGTCGCCACAAGGACGACTGCCGCGCCAAATGCGATCAGCCCGACTGCCCCTGCTGTAAGTGCGGGAGCAAGAGCCGCCGCCCCGACTGCCAGAAGCGCCATGGCCGCCACCATCCCGACAAACATCGCGATCGCCGGCGTGCCCGCATTGGTCAGGGCGATCGCCGCCGCTGCCATGACTGCAAAACCCGCAGCCACAAGAAGGACCGCCGCCCCGATCATGAGGAACGCGCTTCCTGCTGCGGTCATCTGTGCGGATGTGGCCGCCGCATGCGTCACGAGAGCCATCATGCCGAGCGACAACGCCGCTACGGCAACAACAAGACCGGCCATCACTGCGATCGCAGGTCCGCCTGCCCCTGCAAGGGCGATTGCCGACTGAGCGAGCAGTGCGAACGCGGTCGCTGTAAGCGCAAGGCCTGCACCGATCATCATGAAGGCTTTCGCCGCCGCGAGCATCGGTCCCGTGCTCTGCACAGCCGCAGATCCTGCCTCTGTCATACCGGATGCAGCAGATGCCAGGGAATTTCCGATACCGCCCGCTATCGCCGTACCAAGCTTCATGAATGCCCCGCCGATACCGGTTATGATGCCGCCGACAAATGAGACTGCCTTGAATGCAAGGAACGCGCCGACCACCTTGGGCAGTATGGAAATCAGTCTCGCGATCGTGTCTGCGTGCTGTTCGATAAAGCCCGCAAGCGCTACCAGCGCGTCAGATACTGCATGGCAGACATCTCCGAAGCTCTTCAGGTTGGTCAGCGATCCGAAACCCCCGTTCAGCTTTCCGAGCGCGGCTCCGACCGCTGAGAAAGCCTCGCCAAAGGCCGCTCCGACCTTTCTCGCAGACACCATGAACACGTTAAAATATTTCTTCGCGTTCTCTACGAAAACACCTAATTTCCCGTTCTGTAGGCTCGTATTGATCCCGGTGACCATCTCCGTCGCTGACTGGACGACGCCCCGGAATGCCGGTGAAAGCTTGGAGAAAATCGTTATACCAAGACCTTCCATGGCGCTGCCGAACTTCGTGACGTCGCCTTTTAAGTTGTTCAGCTGTTCGGATGCCTGCGCTGCCGCAGATCCCGTCGCGGATCGGAGACCCTCCTCGAACTCATGCACTTTCTCTGTGGAAGATACGCACATCTTGTCGAAAGCCTTCATGCCGTAGCTCGTGAAGATCGTCGCTTCCGCGGCTTTCCTCTGTTCGTCGGTCATCCCGGACATGGCCTTGTTGAGCTCATCGACCACGGTATTAAAGTCCCTGGCATTGCCGCTGCTGTCATAGACACTGACGCCGAGTTCTTCCAGCTTCTTCGCCGCTGCATCCGTCGGCGTGTACAGGTCAGCCATTGCGCGGCTCATCGCCGTAGCGGCTTCCGAGCCGGTGACGTTCTGTTCCGCCAGTCTCAGGAGGGCGATACAGGTCCTGTCCGCTTTCTGGCCGTAGCTCGCAGCCAGAGCGGCAGAATCCGACATCGCAGTGCCGAGCATATTAACGTCGGTTGATGCCAGTGTCGCGCCCTTTGCGAACATGTCCGCATAATACTGGGCATTATCAAATGAATCACCAAAACCTTTTACCGTACCGACAACCTGGGACGCGGCGTTTTCAAGGCTGTATGACCCCGCCGCCGCAAGGTCTAAGACGGGTGCCATTGTGGCTATCTGCTGCTTTGCATCAAGACCGGACATAGCAAGGACGTTAAATCCCTGAGCTGCCTGCGTTGCCGTAAATGACGTCGTGGCTCCCAGCCTTGACGCCTCCTTGATGATATCCGTTATCTCTCCCTTGCTCTTGCCCATGGTCGCGGCGATCTGAGAACCCGCCGCCTCGAAGGACATACCGGAATCCATGACCGTGCCCGCCATGGCCTTGACGCCGTTGCTCACCAGGTCGACCGCCTTGCTGCCAATCGACGACAGCACGCCGAATCCGATGCCGCCCATGAGCGTCTTCTGTAATCCTCCTACCTGCCCGGCAATCTGGTTGAAGGTAGAAGACATCTGCGAACCGTCAGCAGACAGGATCGCTTTTAGGCTCATGCTATCTGCCATCTTCTATTTCCGCCTCCTTTCTCCTGTGCAGGTAATCGGATAAACCGCTGAAGCGGCTCTTTTTCGTTCCATTCGCTGCCGCCTCCGTCTTCCGTTTGTAAAAGTCCATGAATTTCGGGAAAGCCATTTTCAGTTTCCTGCCCGACTTCTTCTTGCCGTTCGCGCGCATGGTCTGCCACGCGAGATAGTGCGTCCAGAAATCCTTGTCCTCTTCGCGGCGCTTGACTGCCTCGACGAGGAGCATGTAGTCGGGAATGTCGAGCTTTTCAAATTCCTCGACCGTGTAGTTAAGGTATTGGACACAGTCGATGAGACATCGCCTGTAGAACTCTCCCCACGTGGTTACTGCGCCAGATCCGCTTTCTGCTTCTCCATCATCTTCTGGTACATCTCGCTCAGACGCTTCACCTTCGACTTCACACAGTTCGCACCGGATAAAAAATCGACTACCTGAGTAAAGAGTCCTTCGACATCTTCGCAGTCCTCGATATATTCCTCGAGCTTGCCCTTTGTGATCCGGGGATTCTGCCCCTTGTTCATGGCGTAAAGGGCTGTCAGAAGATCTTCCGTGTCCTTGTCGTAAAGTCCGCCGATCAGAAGGTTCAGCCCGACATTCTCCTCAATGCCGTTCTGCCTCTGCTTCTGCATCGGGTCGACCTCACGAATAAAGGCGAAGCCCGCCTTGAACTGGTATACTGCATTATCAATTTCAAGTTCCATTACGTGTGCCATACTGTCTTTCCTTCCTTAACTACACAAATAAGGCCAGCTCGGTCCTGAGACCTGCTGGCCGTTTTTTATCTGATCAGGCTTTAGCTGTATCTGCGAAGACGTAGGATGCGACTGCCTGCTGATCTGCTGTTACTGTGACGCCTGTGCCGCCGTCCGGAGCGCCGATGCCGTTCGCCGCATATGTATAGCTGTACTCAGCAAAATCCTCGGCATTGGACGTCTTCGTCCATTCCGTGAGATATCCCTGATAGTACGTGCCGGCGAACTTGTTCGTACCTGTCCTCGGGTTGGTGAGATCTGCCTCCCAGCATTCCACCAGCTTATTGTGGAGCATCGCGTCGCGGAGCTTCTCGCCTGCTGTCTCGTCGCCCTTGAGAACGAGGGCGGTTCCGGTGATCTCCACCGTGACAGCGCCCGGCTTCTGGATGGAGCCGTCCTTTGTAGCGATAGTGTCAGCGTCAGCGGATGCGCTGTTCTCGTTTTCTGTCGTAAATGCAATGACTGTTCCTGCGGCATTTGCCGCGTCCTCGAACACGCGGAAGAGATACACGATCTGCTTGCCCTGTACCGCTTCGGCTGACTCCGCAAAGAGCTGAAGATTCATTTTATCCATGATAGTTCTCCTTTAATGCTTAGGTGTGAAATAAACATCTGCCTCTACGATCCCGTGCACAAGCGGGACCGATGTAGTATTGTCCGGTATGATCCTGCTCGTGACATTCCGAACATGGAAAGCATAATCGGGATGACTGACCGCTCTCAGCACGTCCTTGACTGCCTGCTGGCGGGCCGAAAGTGTCCCGCGCTTGTCCGTCCGGTTATGCCAGTTGTGGATCGTGACCGGAATATATCCGATGATGACTGATTTCGTTTCCCGATCGACCTGATTGAACTCCCCCAGATAGGTGAAAGGATAAGGCGTCTCAGGTCCCGGTATGGCTCCGTCGTATACACTCCCCGGGTAAAGTTCTTCCAGGGCTTTTCTGACGGCGATAAAGAGCGCCTGCTGTGGTTCTAACATGTGGATGCACCTCCTACTTCATGAGCTTCGCAAGGTCAGACTTGAACCGCTCGGACTGCTGCATGAAGGCCGGCCGCATATAAGGCTGCGCTGCCATGTATCGAGTGCCATACTCTACATAAGCCGCATAATTCATGCCCGGAGCCACTTCCGCGGTCATGCCGTTGTTCACGAGCTCCAGCTTGATGGACTCCTGTAAATGTCCTGTGCGGTTCGGCGCAAGGTCATGCGCCGTCTGCTGCATCTGTGAGCCATGGTACTGGACGACAACTTTCACATCCTCCAGCTTTACGTTCTTCTTGAGCCTTGCCTGCAGCTCTTCAAAGCCTTCGAGCCTAACTCCTGTGCTGCTCATTCCGACCACCTCTCTCCTGGAATCTCAGACACGACGAAGGACTGCTTCTTCCGGAGCGTCGTGCGCTGGTCGACCCGATAGAGCACATTCCCAATGCGGATACGGTCGAAGTGTCCGACGTATGCATTAAGCAGACTGATGATCTTCGACTTCTCCGTGACGTTCCCGTAGAGGAGCTGTTTCGTCTCGTCGCTCGTCTCGATCACTGACGCTGTGCGTTGTACCTCTGTGATCGTCGGATCGCTGTAATCGCCGGTATCCTCGTCATAAGTACCCTGCGCGAGCGTCTGGAAATAGACCGCTGTGTCATATCTCATAAGACCACCACCAATCAGATGAACTGTATGCCGAAGAGCGGTTCGGAGTGCGTCGCCAGATACCTGCTGATATCAGCTGAGTATTCTGCAAACGGATCCTCGTCCCAAGAGATCGTTTCACCGCTGACGGAATGACTCGCAGCGCCCTCGGAGCCAATG